CACCAGACGTCCACGTACTACACGGCCCGTACGCTGTACCGCATGGATCATGATCAGAACGCTGACCCGTTCGTCATCTTTGATGCTCGTACCCCGTGGGGACCTAAGACCCTCGGTCTGAACGTCACTGGTCGTTACGGTAGCGGTCTGACCGAATCGTTCGCAGCTCACTCCAACGTGGGTGACTACGTGGTTAACTGCGTGAACAACTCACGTAATGCTGCCAATCAATACGGTCGGTGGGGTGTGCGTTGCGTTCTGGAAGGTGCTCCGAATTATCGTTATTCGTCCGTTACTGGCACGTTCGGTTATCTCGGCTTCGCACCAACTAAGAACCGGTATCAGTTGTCGGCTCTCGGGATTCCTGAAACTAACTGTCTTCAGTTGTTGAACGAATCCGACCCTAGTGGTTCAACGGTTAGTCAGGCTCGTTTCGCCAGCAGGGATGGTCCGCTGGTTCGTTCGTACAACATCGATGAGAACTTGACTGCGTCCGGCACGGTGCAAACGTATCAGGCTGTGATGGATAGTCTGAAACAGCAGGTCATCAACCTGTTGGGTTCGTTAGGGTTCGGTTTGTATTACGGCCCTAACACTGGCGAGAACGTGTTGTTCGAACTGAACGTCCCTCAGCGATATGGTGGCTTGCCTCCATTTGTCTGCGGTATGTTCATCGGCAGTGACCGCATCACCCGTTTGTTCATCTGTAGTGTGGATATCTCTGGTAACCGCCAGAACGTCACAGGGGCTTCACTTCAGACCGGTACGTTCAAATACATCAACAGTATCTACGGCGCTGGCGTTTCCATCTCGCTGGACTACTGGCCTGAGTCAGGCCAAACCTGTATCCGTCCAACCAGCAATGGCTTCACGGTGGGTCTGATGCCAGCGATCGTGAACTGGGTATCCGGTGACCGCGAAGCTTTGATGAATCTCGTCACATGGACTGGCGGAGTTTGGGCGTTCATCGGCACGCCGTTCTGGGATTACGTTCAGGTAGCTCCGTGTGGTTTCTTGAACTTCCCTAACCGTGGTTTGTATTACACGAAGTCGTCCGAGTTTATCCGTGGTCAGATCGACTGCGGTACGAAGATGATCGGGACATTGATCGCCACAACCGAGCCACCGACCCAAGGGCTTGCTGAGATCTACGATACACGGATTTCCGATATCAACAACTCGATCGTGATCGTCTCCCAGAAGACGGTGAGTGCGTGGACTGTTTACTTCTCGGACGATGCGCCAGCAATGCTGGACGGCGTCTTCCAGTCGATTGGACAGACTACCTACGAACTGAATCCGGGGGTGGACATCAATAAGACGTATCACGTCTGGATCGTGAAGATCGCCGGTGTGTTGTCGTACAAGATCGTGGATAGCTCTACAGCTACTCCAGTGGCTGAGGCTTCGTTGTACCTCGGTTACTTCACCACTACGAACGCTGGTCTCAACGCAGTTATCACTGCGAAGCGTGTTGCTATTGGCGGAATGGTTCTTGCTCGTGCATCGCAAGGTTCTGGTATCCCTCTCACCTCCGGTACGCCTAACACACCTGGCCGCCTGAACTGGAGATAATCATGACGGAAGAAGAGATCCGGCAGGACTTGGAGGATAAGTACGCTCTCTGGAAGACAGAGATCTACAGGCTTATCAAACAAGCTGCGCAATTCGCAGTACGTGCGTACAACACGGATCGTATCAATGGGTATTCGCTTGCGGACCTCGTTGCTTTGATCCGTGGGGAAGTCAAGACTCACGAAGACACCGTCAATGCTCACGGCGATACTCTCGCCCTGCTTGGCGGTATGTCGAAGACTCAGTACGATCTTCAGAAGGTCAACTACTATCCGAAGGATGCAATACCTGTTAGTAAGGTTCCTTTGGTAGCGGTGACGGTGGGGGCAGGGACTCTAAACATTCCTGCATTCACCATGATCTACCAAGGCCGTAAGGTCAACGTAGCGGCAGCTAACCTCACCTTGAGTACATCTGCCAGACAGTACGTGACTGTCACCATCAGTGGACTGGCGCCTAACCGCGTCGCTACATTGGGGGTGACTACCAACGTCACTGAATCGTTGAACAAGATCATCTTCGGCGCTGTGAACTACGCTGGGGGTGTTTGGACTCCAGCGATGGTGCAGATCGTTCGACTCGGCATGTATGCGGTAACGCAAACACCTCGTGGTCAGGCTATCCCTGCGTCTACTGGTACACAGGCGGCTCCATCCACTATCAACAGTGGTTGGACGACTTAAGGGAGGTCATCATGAGCGGTCCAGTTACGGCCGGGTATCTCCTGGTCAGCAAGTACTTCAGACATTACCAAGAACAGATCAAGCGGCTGCTCGCTCGTAAGCGGGCATTGGCTCTTGAAGCGGATACCGCTGATCTGATCGGTAATCAGTTTGATTGGCTCGGTCTGCTTAAGCCAGCGCGTGATGCGCTGGCTGCACACATCGCGCTAAGAAATAACCCGCACGGCGAGAACATGGATACCATCGGCTCGTATACGGCGAACACCATTAACCAGAAGCTGGGGCAGAAGGTTCCGATCTCGATCGTACCTGTCTCCAGTTACGGTGTGGTGGATGAGTTGACCGATACTCAAGTCGATGCTCAGTGGACGTTCAATGGTTGGGTGGCTTCCTGTGGGCGGGTGATGAATACCATCCTCTCGGGTACGCCGTATGTTCTCCAACCTACGTCTATCAACCTGTTGGCTATCGATCCAGCGCCAGCGAACAAGACGTTCTACGTTTACGTTCGTTCGACGTTCGGTATCGTGACCTATCAGTGTCGAGCTGACTCTCCGCCTGAATCGGTATCTGTAATGTACATTGGCCGTATCACCACTGGTGCGGCTGGTATCGTTGCGATGTCGTTCTCGACGTGCTTGCGGATCGATACGTTCCGTGTTAGTCAAGCGCCGATCGGTTCTGCAATTCCTGCAACTCAAGGCAACTACGACGTACCGACTAAACTGACGGCGGCGTGGAACCCTCTACCATGATCCTTCAAGGAAACGTTTAGATGACACAGCCAGTACCAGAGATTCCTACCAATGTCCAATCGACTAACCCGTACGTCGGGCTGGATCGTGGACTGTTTCTGTACCGAGCGCCTGGGCTGGCTCAATACGCTCGCATCCACGCAGCACGTTGGGTCTGTAACGGCCCACGAGCTTCTGTGGGCGTGTTGGAGTATCAGGTGATGACTTACTCTAGTAAGCCAGAAACCGCCGCACAGTACGCTGCTGGGACGCTGCTGGATGCTCCCAACGGTACGAAGTGGTTCGACACGTTTACCCGTGGCCTCGTGGCAACGCCAATCATGGCGGAATACTGGGCAGTCAACTCCTACTACACGCATTACGCGGAAGCAGGGGCTGAGATGCTCGGCGATCTCGAGAAAGCAAACATCCTCGCTCAAAGCAAGGTGTTCGTGGAAACCATGGCCAAGTGGGCTGGGTTGGATGCCGTGGAAATCACCATGACGTTCAACGCAGTGGCTGGTCAGCCACTGAGTCTCACCTCTCAGAACCTCGGGATCGATTACACTCGCGATACGGTCAGCCACCATGTTGACCTTGTCACCCTTCCGACTGGTGAGTTTGACGCAGTGCAAGTTGCATTGTCTCATCTCAAAACCATTTAAGGAGAAGATCTGTGCCAATCCCTTCGGATTTCACGATCAAGCAAACCCAAGGCTACCTGAATCAACTCGGCTTCAATTGCGGGGTTGCTGATGGTGTCTGGGGTAAAAACTCTCAGAACGCAATGTACGCACTCATCAAGAGCGCTGTCGATGCGAGCAAACCTCTGGGCGTGAACAAGGTCTGCTGGGGTAATAAGTTTACTCCGGCTGAGATCGCTAAGCTCGCTCAGGTTATCGCCAATCTCGGTCTGCCGAAAGAATCCATCAACGATCTCATGGCCTGCATGGCGTGGGAAACCGGTGAAGCGTTCACGGCATCTGTTCGTAGTCCTGTCTCCACAGCTACCGGTCTGATCCAGTTCATGGAAGCTACCGCTGCTGGAATGGGTACGACTACAGCGAAGTTGGCGAAGATGACCGTGATCGAGCAATTGGATTACGTCGAACGTTACTTCAAACCGTACGCCAAACGTATCCAGAACCTTGGGGATGTGTACATGAGCATCATCTGGCCTGTTGGTATCGGCAAGCCTGATGATTACGTGATGTGGAAGTCTGGCGATCGTCAGTTCGCTCCGAACAAAGGTCTTGACCTCAACCTCGATGGTCAGATCCTGCGTATCGAATGTCTGCACAAAGTGAACAACAAGATGGTGAAGGGTTTCCTTCCTCAGAACTTGCGCGCCGCGTAGACAAAAAAAAGAAGTAGACAGAGCGTGGGGCAACCCACGCTCTGTATGCCGTTAGGCGCTTACTGGACGATAGAAGAACTCGTACTGAAGCTCTTCACGCATCTGACCCATCAGGTACGCCACCTGATCAGCCCGGACGCTCAGACCGGTGTATCGTGCGATGTAATAACCCAGGTTAGCGTAGATGCCGTCATCTGCTTCCGGAGCACCGCGCTCAGGTTCGTAAGTTTCGTTGAAGTCAAAGTCGCCGGGGAGCCTGGGAGGGTGTGCCATCTTCTGCCACAGTTCCAGGTGGTAGCCTTTAGCAGCCAAATCACCGAGGATCTTCTTTACTGTTTCAGGAGTCGTGATGCACTCGAGTGTAAACTCGAGGTTATTGTGGAAACGTTCCACTTCAGGGCTGAGTACTTCTTTAGCTTCTGGCATTGCTACTCTCCTTAGAGCATGTCTTCGCCGGGCTCGAATGAATCATCATTGAGTAAGTGGCGAATGATTTTGGATTGTTTCTGGACGAAGAGGACTATCGCCTCTCCCTTGTGTTCTTTCATTTGTTTACGGAAGTACAGGCATTGATCGAGGTAATGTTCGGCCGTGTACTCAACATGGAAGAGGTCACGCATACCGCTTTCCAGATT